ATAAATCATAATTAACTCGTTGTCACGGGGTTAATTGTAAAATCTGCCGCTGTAAACTCTTCTGTTGCTGCTGAATAAGGAGGTACTTCTCCTCCCGAAGCTATTGCCGCTGAAGAAGTTCCTTGACCATTTAATTTGCTTCTTGCTGTTCCCAAGTCAGAAACTTCAGTCCAACTTGTACCGTTCCAAGATTCAGTAAGTGCGGAAACACTTGCAGGAGGAGTATTACCTCCAAACATGATTGCTAATGTAGTGCTTCCTGCTGATGCTGCAATATTTCTAGCTTGATTTACATCTGCTATTTCAGTCCAAGATGTTCCATTATATTGTTCAACGTTTGCATAAAAAGTGGTACCTGGTCCATTAGATCCAGATATTATAATAGAAGCAGTGCTAGTTCCTGTCATTGACAGTGCCGCTCTAGCTTGATTTAAATCATTCACTTCTGTCCAACTTGTGCCATTCCATGATTCTGTTAAAGCTACATCTCCTGTAGCATTTTCTCCCGCTGCTACTAAACCTGCAGTGAAAACCCCTGATGAAGCACCTGTTAGTCTTGCTGTGTTAAGATCATTAACTTCAGTCCAGCTAGATCCATTCCACGACTCATTGTTAGCTACAGTAGCAGTTCCACTATAACCACCTGCGCAAAAAGCGGCAGTTTGAGTTCCTGCTCCTTGTGAAGCATTTCTAGCTGTGTTTAAATTGTTAACTTCAGTCCAACTAGATCCATTATATGATTCAGTATCAGCTGGATAGCTTCCATTATATCCCCCAAAAACTAAAGCTGCTGTTTGTGTTCCTGCTCCACCTTCATAAAGTCTTCTAGCAGTATTCATATTTCCACCTGATGACCAAGAACCAATAGGCGCTCCACCATCGTTTACAGTTTTAAATTGTCCTGTTGTTGAATTGTAATATATTTCACCTACTGAATTAGCATTGTCAGGGTCTGCCGTTAGATTTTGAATATTAAAACCCTGTATCTCTTTATAAGTAGCCATGGATTATTTATCCTTTAATAGCCAACCTTGAGTACTGTCAACATATACAAGAGTTAAGCCAGCTCTTTCTATGCTTACTGTAAGGTCCGCGGCTGTTCCCATGATAGGTTGTGAGTTTCTTCCTACCGTTAAATTATTTGTATCAAATGTTCCAGCGTAATCTACAATAGTTACTTCATCTCCTAAAGATGGTGACGCTGGTAAGTTTACTGTAAACGCACCGCCTGAAGTATTTGCAAAAACACCTTGTCCAGCTACTGCTGTATATGTAGATGTTTTAATTGCTTGCCATGCTGTTCCGCCAGGACTTTCTTCTTCCCAAGATAATACACCACCAGTTGTTGATTTTAATACATAACCATTTCCACCTGCTACTGCAGCTGGCCATGTTATAGTATATGAACCTGAAACTGTGGCTGCAGATTTCATACCAATGTATGCTGAATCATCAGAGTCTGCTAGTCTTAGTTCTTTTTGTGAATTAATAATTAAACCTGTTCCTGCAGTCCATACTAGGTCTGCATCTCCGCCAAAAGAACCGGAGTTGTTATATTGAATTTGTGTGTTTGATCCACCTGGTGAAGTTGCTGCACCAAAGCCTACATCATAAACTCCTGTGTTAGTTGCTACACCATCAAAATAAACCAACTTCCAACCTTTATCATCTGTCGCCCATGTTACTGTAGCGCCTGATCCTGAAGCTGCTTTTAATTGTACTGTGTAAGCACCTGATGTGCTGTTTTTCATTAAATAAAAATTTTCTGTAAGAACTGGAAAAGTTATAATTTTATTTCCAGTTATTGCTTGAGGAGATTCTGCACCTAAAATAATTACTCTTGTTGCAACAGTGGAACCTGTTGCTCCATCTGATTGAGTTACTGCAGTAGTATTAGCACCTGTACCAGCAGCATTTAAAGTTTGTACTTTATAGCCACCAGATATCTGTTCTATAAGATCTAAGTTATTATTAGTTTTTGTTCCCCATGTACCAGCATTTTCGCCAGTAGCCATTTTTTCTATACCGAGAGGTGTATACGTTGATGCCATATTTAGTCTTATCTCCTATTCGAATTCGACGTTATTGTTAATATATATTTCATCTAGCCTACGCTGTCAACATCCGTATAACTAGCACCAGAAGTCCTTGTTACATCAGAATAACTAGCTCCTGATGTTCTAGTAACATCTGAATAACTAGACGTCAATACAGGATCGACATCAGCATATCCTAGAATAGCGTTAAATGTCCCTACTTCAGCTGTTAATGATAAACCTAATCCTACAAGACTTGCGTTAGTTACTTGAACCGTAGTTAAAGAACCAATAGCAGATGTTGAAGATAAACCAGTTAATCCCATTACATCTGCTGGTGAAATACTTCCAACAGAAGTGCTTGCTGATACACCTGTTATATCTAATATTAAATTTGATGTTATCTCAATTTCTCCAACTGAACTTGTTATTGAAAGTCCAGATAAAGTTGTTTGAGTTTCTGGTAAAGCAGTAGGTGATCCTACAGCACTTGTTGCAGATTGACCCGACAAACCTACTGAGTGATCATCAACAGATAATAAACCAAATGATGAAACTAAACCTAAACCAGATAAAGTTAATGATAAACTTCCAGTAGCTGTTAAAGAACCTACAGCACTTGTTGCAGATAGACCTGTTAAGCCCATTGCTTGATCAGCCACAGTTAATGACCCTACCGTTGATGATATAGAAAAACCCGGTAATGTTTCGTTGGCTTCTTCTACAGAACCCCAACCATTAATGCCCCAAGATAATGTACCCCAACCTGGTCTTATTTCTGCTGATAAAGTTCCAACAGCTGTTTGTGCTGATAAACCTGTAAGTAAAATACTTGAATCAGAAAGATCGCCCCAAGAGTCTTCACCCCAAGCTTTAGCTCCCCATCCTGTTTTTAATGTTGTAGCTGAGTTCCAACTAGCTTGACCCCAGGTAAGTCGACCCCATCCTGAAGATACTTCGGGCATGGTAACCCTCCTAAGCTATCTGAACGATTGCGTTTCCTGCAGTCTGAGCTGGAAATTGAACTGTAAAAGTTCCGCTCGTTACAGTTTTATCAGCACCAAAGTTAACAGCACACACTGCTCTGTTTGTTGTAAACCCTGTAACTGCTGTTGAATTATAAATTAAACATCCTCTTGCTGTAAATGTAGCTGATGTCCAAGAAATATCATTAAATTTAACACACGCTGTGTCTCCAGATAATACTGGGTCAGCTGAAGGTGTTAAAGATTTTCCACCTGCGTCATACCCTGTTGCAGTTGAGCCACCGTCAGTAGTCTTTTGACTAACTTCGTGTGTTGAAGTTGGTTTTGCGTTTGCATCAGAAGGTGCTGCATAAGCAGTTGTTGATTTACTTAATGAAGCTGAATCACTTGCGTATAAAGCTATTTTGAATGTGTTACCTGTAGGTGCTCCACTTGAATCGTTAAAGTTGTGTCCACCTTGTAAAATTTCTGTTTTAAAAGAATTAGCTATTGCCGATGTTATAGTCATAATATTTTATCCTCTTATGGTGACGGGGACTTGACTGGGATTCTTACTGTTCCATCCGTATAGTCGTCTCGTCTACGTCTACCTAATTGTGCTCCCGCAAACTTCTGTATTTCTTGTTTATACTTTTGCTCATATAATGTCAACATATCCGTTGGACCTTTTAAAAAGCCATACGTTTCAGCTAAACAGCAGTATAGGAGACCTTGAGGAAAGTTTAAACTGATATAATTAGTTTGATTACTTGACTCTAAAGTAGCAGGCATTTTATTGTAATATACTCTAAATTTGTAAGCTTGATCTGGTGTAGGAGCAAAATACATGGCTCCAGATGTAGTATCACTTAAACCTGTAGCACCACCAAACATAGCATAATATTTTGGTAATCCTGTTACAGTCTTACCAGAAACTCCACCTTCTGGACCTGTTGTCCTACTGACATATTCAGATAAATACGTTTGATCTTTTTTCTCTAACCATTGACCAGGGCCCGTTGTAGCAGATGTAGAATCAAAAACTTCTATACCTCTAATAAACAAAGCTCCAGCCGGAGCATTTATTGAATTGTTTCCTGCAGACATTGTACCTTCTTGTACAAATCTGTCTGAATCTATAGGAATATCATAAAATATTCTTTGTTGTGCATTTAAGATAATGTTTTCTAAAATATCTGTAGTCAAAACATTAGCGTCTACTTCTGTGTAGTTTCTAATCTGTGTTACTAATGTGCTATAACTAATTCCTGACATAATTAAGCTCTATCATTTATTGGACCGTATGTACACTGCAAACCACCACCTGCTAAATATGTGCCAGTTATAAAACTCATACCTATAGCAAGAGCTGGAACTAAATAACTATTTTCTTCTGTAACAGTTGTATTAGCGTCATTAACAAAAGTAGTTTGTACCATTGTAACAGGTCTAGAACCAAATACTTTAGCTCCTACTGGATGAGAACCTGCTGTTGTTTTTTTAGGACGAACTCCTCTATAAGGAGCTGAAGTACCTCTTGAAACCACATTAAAAATATTATCACTTCTACTTCCTCCAGTATATTCAATTACTTCGTTTTGATACGTTCCCACAAGAAGAGGATTAGTAGTATCGTCAGCTGTTAAAACTTTTTCAATCATTATAAAACCTGACGAAGGCCATGTATCACCTAATGTAGTAACAGTCGGCATATTATCTAACGTGATTGTTGTGTCAGTTGCATTTATTGCATTAGTTAAAGTTGTTGCTAATTCTAATTCTACCACTTTATAATAAACAGATCCGTCATTAGTAAATAAAGGAGTTTTAACATCTCTAAATCTAACGTAATCTCCATTTACTAAACCACTATTAGCTGCATTAACACTAAGTGCTGTTTGTGTAGGAACGAGATTAGTAGAACTAAGTTGAAAAGGATTGTTAGGTAAAAAATCTTCTGTTGGAAATTCTGTTCTAGCCGGTCTTGCTTTTTCTAAACCTTGAGGATCTGCACTAACTGGTTTTGGTTCTAATTGTGGTTGTTTAGGTTCAAATTCTGAAAAATGAACAAATGAACCATTCCATTCTGTAACCATTTCATTATATGGAAATGCCATACCGGATCTGTCTGAGATAGCTAATGCATGTTTACCTTTTGCGTAAGAAGCCATGTTAAGTTCCTGGGTAATATGTTTTTGGTGCTATGAATGTGCTAGATGCAGAGCCGTCTTCTGCTAATGCTCTTTTTAATTCATCCTCATAATAAAGTTTTAATTCTTGAGATCTTTGTGGTGCATATTTTTGAGATAGATAAAATGCTAAACCTGCTGTCATACATGGTGCAAATCTGTACGGAACATCTGCAGCATTTGTATACGCATCTCCAGCGTCTTGTATTCTTTTTTGATAATAAAAATTAATGTGGTGACCAGCTTGTGATGCTCCTGGTGTTAAATAAATAGTCATAGTAACTCTATCAATAAATCTTTCTACAAAATATGATGTAGGCGTACCTGTATCTGTTTTGTTAGAATAAGCTTGGTATTGAGATCTACTTACTTTTGTTAATGGAGAATCTACGTTAGAAGCATTTCTATAGTTAGCTTCTAAAATATCATCCATGCCACTTACAAATTGATTTACTGCATCCCCACTTGTATGAGTAGCAGCCGTTGTACCATTTGCTCCTCTAACAACACCTGTTAATTCTGTAGATGAAAAACCTGTATAAGATATCTGTTCTGTTCCTACTAATAATAAACCGTTTGTAGGAAGATAATCAACTGATGTTAAAGTTATGCCAGTCGTTGCTGATGTTGAAGCTATATTAGCCGATAACGTAGTGCTTACTCTGCTTGTCTGCGTTCCATCAGCGGTAGTTCTAAAAAATGTATATGTGTTTACACCGTTTATTAAAGGTACGTTTTGATTAGCAACTTCCCAATAATGTATTTCTCTATTACCCCATTCTGAGAATAATAAGTTAAGAGATCTTTTTGCAGTTTTTAATTGATAACCGGATACACCTTGTAAACCAATACGCTCGTACGCATCCTCTATGATATCATCTATCGCAAAGGTTTTATCAAAAGTATAAGCACCCGAAGTAGTATTTGCCATTGGCTACCTCTATTATGTAAACGCGCCTATGATCGTACAAAAATCACAATTAGTTAAATCAACATACATACCATTATCACATTTGATACCTTGACCGGCAATATCAAAACTCTCTACCTGATTAGCCGCTGTTCCAAATTTACCATGAAATACTAATTTAGAAGCTGTTTTAGAAGCATCTGCTTCATCGTAAATTTTTATTTCAGCATCCGCTGCTGTTGCTTGACCATAAACACTCATAATTCTAGCTTTAGTAATATTAGTAGCACTTGTGCCAACATATTTTTGAGCTAACCCATCTGCTGTTAAAGGTATAGTTTGTTTAACTGTTGTTACTGAACTTGACATATTTTTTTCTCCTTAACATTAATATGTGGGCCCGAAGGCCCACACT